TAAGTTTATGCAGGTTCTTAAATACTTTATACTAAAGAAAGATTTAAATAAAGGAGAGGAAACTTCACAATTATTGGCGTATATAGAGAATGAAAATCAAGAAGATTTTACTGGTGAAATAGGAGAATTGTTATAATGGAAACTTTAAGAGAACGAATACTAAAAACTCTTGAAGATAGGAGAAATAGAGTTCTTAATGGTGATGTAAATTGTATTCCATTACCTTTTACTAGATTTAGACAAGATTTCCCTGGTATAGAGCAAGGAAATTACTTTTTAATATCAGGAAGCACTAAATCAGCAAAGACTCAATTAACTAATTTCCTATTTATTTATAATACTGTATTTTATTGTTATAAAAATCCTGGCAAGATAGTTCCTAAAGTGTTTTATTTTCCATTAGAAGAAACAGCAGAAGCTATTACTTTAAGATTTATGGCATATCTATTAAATGTTTTAAGTAATGGTAAATACAGAGTAAGCCCCACTAATTTAAAATCAACTGATGAAAGATTTCCAGTATCTCAAGAAATATTGGATTTCATGGAAACAGAAGAATTTAAGAAATTAATGGAGATTTATGAAAATACTGTTACTTTTTATGATGATAGAAATGCTACTGGAGTATGGAAGAATCTTAACAATTATGCAAAGGCTAATGGAACTATACATAAGAAAATCATAAAAGTAAAGGAACCTGATGGTAATGGTAACTTTAAGGAAGTAGATAGGGAGATATTTGATTATTATGTGCCTAATAATAAAGATGAATATGTATTTATCATAGTAGACCATGTAAGTCTGTTAAATAGTGAGAATGGAATGAATTTAAGAGAATCCATCAATAAACTGTCAGAATATATGGTAATACTTAGAAATAGGTACAATTATATTCCTGTCATAGTACAGCAGCAATCCACTGAAACTCAGGATTTGGAAGCTTTTAAAAATAAGAAAATAAGACCTACAGTTGCAGGGCTCGGAGATTCCAAATACACAGCTAGAGATTGCTCGATAATGATTGGTATTACAAATCCTCATGTACATGAACTTACAGAATATATGAAGTACAATATTTCAAAGTTCAAAGGTAATATAAGGTTTTTGGAAATAGTGATCAATAGAAATGGTAATGCAAATAGTATTTGTCCATTATTCTTTGATGGAGCTATCAATTTCTTTCATGAGTTACCTCTACCTGATGATTCTGTTGAAATACAAAAGTATTATAATTATTTAGATAAAATTAGAGAGAAAATAGTTTTATTTGCATATAGTAATAAGGTAACAAGTATTAAAAATAATGCTAAAAATTTGCATACTTCAAATAGTTTATGTAAGTTTGCAACCATTTTCAATAATTTAAAATTAAAGTTTAAACAATGGCAAATTGTGTGATTATTTTAGGGCCTAGTGGTACGGGTAAATCAACAAGTATTAAAGGGTTAAACCCAAATGAAACTGTGGTATTCAATACTCTTAAAAAGAGATTACCTTTCAAAGGAAGTAATTCTTTGTACAATACAGAGAATAAAAACCTATTTGAAATTACAGATTATGACAAGGTAATTACTTATTTGGAAGCTATTGATAAGAAAGCTACTCATATAAAGAATATAGTTCTTGATGATTCTATCTTTATTATGAGAAAAGAATATTTTGATAGAGCAAAGGAGAATGGATTCAACAAATTTGTGGATTTAGCTATGCATTTTCAAAAGATTATTAAAACTTGCGAGTCTTTGCGAAGTGATTTAAATATATTCTTTATTCTACATAGTGAACCAGTTACAAGTGACAATAATATAATTGGATATAAAGTAGCTACTGTAGGTAAATTGCTGGACCAGCAATATAATCCTATAGAAGTAGTACCTATGGTATTATTCAGTGCTGTTCAATTTAAAGACAGTAGACCTCAATATGGGTTTTATACCCATGCTGTAATGGATAAAGGTGCTATTATCCCTGCTAAATCACCCGATGAAATGTTTGCTGATGATTTTATTCCCAATGATTTAGGAGTGGTAGTAAAAGCAATGAATGAATATTATGGTTAAACTGATACCTTACACTATGAATAATCTATGTTATTGTGAAATTAACTTATTATTCATATAAAATTTAAAAATCATGGAAAAGAAATTTACAAAATTTGAGATTGCAACAATTAAGAGAACTGCACAGAATGTGAATCCTCTTGTAACAAAGAAGAACAAAATCAAAGCTAAGATTGAAGAACTCAGTGCAGAATTGAAGTCTTTGGAAACACAGCAGGAATCATGGGAAGCTGCTATTAAAGAGATGACAGGTGGTTTTACTACTGAAGATTTGGTAGAGAAAGTAGTGATTTCTGATGGTACCAAAGACAAGAATGGTAATGAAATTAAGGTTACTAAGTATGTGTTGAAGTATCCTGAAACTATTGTGCCTGTAATTCCTACAGATGTAGAATGGGTTAATGAAGAAGAAACCCCTGATGAAAAACCCAATGCAGAAGTTTCAGAGGATGAAGAATATAATCCTTTTGAAGGATTGAATGAAGATGAAGTACCTCCTTATGCAGGTGAGGAAACTGTTGAAGAAGCATAATACAAAGAGAAAGTAAACATAAATCATTAATAATTAAAAGGAATTATAACTATGGCTATTAAAATTGGCAAAAAGAGTGAAGAGAGTGCATTTAGATTGTATCAAGGTATTTGTGCATTTAAGGTAGTTGCTATTAATCCTACCAAGAAGGAATATAAGGAAGTTCTTAACAGAGAAGTTGAGGAAGAGCCTTCTTATATCTCAAAGAATGATGAAGGTAAGGAAGTATCAAGAGTGACTTTCTATGTACAAACTGATGAACATTCTGTTATTAATAATGGTATTGTAATGAATACTTCATTCAGTTTCACTCTTGTAAAAGCTAAGAGAGTAGGTTCTCAGAGTGGAAAGATTCAAATTATTGATAAATATGGTAGAACAGCTTGGGCTACTCCTGAAGAGGTAGAAAAGAAGGCTATTCCCCTCTACTCTAATGGACCAGCAAATATCAGTGCAGATTATAGACCTGCTTGTCAAGGTGAGGAGGATTTAATCAACTTTATGAAGACTTGGTTGAATATTCCAGATACAAGAACTTATAATAGAAGCACTAATACTTGGACTGAAAAGGAGGATAAGTCAGATTGTGAAATTTCTTTGGATTTGAAGAAATTGTTTGCAGGAGATTATTCAGAACTCAAGGATATTGTAAAAGCAGCTTCTGATTTTCTTGTAAAGGGTGTCACTGGTGTAAGATGCACTGATGAGGGAAAGCAGTATCAAGCTATTTTTACTAGATTCTTCCTTAGAAATGCAAGCAGTAACTATCAAAGACTTGAAAAGGAAGTTACTGACTTCAAGAATAATGGAGGGGCTGCTAATGTAGAATATAGCTTTGAGAACTTGCATGAATATAAGATTTCTCCCTCTTCATTCAAGAAACAGGATGCCAGTGAAGAACTTCCTGATTTCAATGCGCCTAAGAAGGAAGAAGAAGATTTGCCTTTCTAAAAGTTTAAATTTAAATTTAAACAAGAAATTATATAAAGGTAAGTGCAAAATGGATTAGTCCAACTCTTTAAATTGACTTGAATATGCCTATTAGTATCAACACACCCAGTATAACTTTAGAAACCATATTAAATAAAGTATCAGAATATGATATAGCCCATCATTATTTCAGTGTTAACTATGTACCTTGTATCATTAGAAGTCCTTTAAGGAAGGACAATCATCCTTCATTTGGATTCTATTCAACTGATGGTATTAAAATAAGGTATAGAGATTTTGCCACTAAAGAGAGTGGAGGATTATTTGATTTACTTGAGAAATATTGGAATGTAGGTTATAATAAAGTATTGGAACATATTTATAAGGATTTGCCTTATATGGTAAATACTAAAGGTAATATTCAAGTCAGTAAAGGAGCTGAGAATATTCATAATGAAAGTTTTTTAAGTAGAGTTGATGTTAATCTTGAATGTAGAGTTAGGGATTGGGAACCTTATGATATAGAGTATTGGAAATCCTATGGAATAACCTTAGAGTGGTTAAAGTATGCAGATGTATACCCTATATCTCATAAAATAATCACCAAAGGGGATAGAACTTATACTTTCAAAGCTGATAAATATGCTTATGCTTTTGCAGAGTTTAAGGAAGATAAAGTTACCCTTAAAATATATCAACCTTTTAATAAGAATGGTTATAAATGGAGTAATAAGCATGATTCTTCAGTAGTAAGTTTATGGACTAAAATTCCTGAATATGGAGATAAACTATGTATATGCTCATCCCTAAAGGACTCACTTTGCCTATGGTGCAATACAAGAATTCCAGCAATAGCACCACAAGGAGAAGGGTATAAAATGAGTGACACTGCTATAAAAGAATTAAAGAGAAGATATAAGCAAATCTATATTCTATTTGACAATGATGCTCCAGGGATTAAGGATGGAGAGGAATTTTCAAAGGAAACTGGATTCAAGAATATTGTACTTCCTCCATTTAATGGGGGTAAAGACATCAGTGATTATTATAAATCACTGGATGACAAATCTCTCTTTTCTATCAATATGTTAAGTTTGTTTAAGGATTAAAGATTGTTTCAGGGTAACATTTTTGTTTTTTTATTTAATTAATTAAGTTTTAAACCATAAAATTTTATAAATCATGGAAACTAGAAAAATTACTATTGTATCTACAAGAGCACAAAAGAAATATGTGTTGGAAACTGCTGCAACTACTCTTGCTGAATTGAAGGAAGCTATGGATGCACAGGATATTGATTATTCAGGAATGACTTTCTTTGAAGGTCTTACTAAGACTGAATTAAAGGTAGATGATTCACAATTACCTCATGATGTAGAATATAAGGGTAATATTACCAATGAATTGGTAATCATGCTTACTGTAGCCAATAAGAATATTAAGTCAGGCAATGACAGAA